CTGCATTTGGCACATCTAAAGAACCTAGAGAAATATTATTTATAAAACCTTACAAAGCAGGTTATTATTACTACAGTCCTCCTGCATATACTGGTGGATTACAGTATGCAGAACTAGAAGGAGAGATCTCTAACTTTCACATGAATAATATATTAAATGGTATGTCTCCATCTATGATTATAAACATGAACAATGGTATACCTAATGAAGAAGAAAGAGCATTAATAGAAAAGAAAATATCACAAAAGTTTAGTGGATCAAGTAATGCAGGTAAGTTTATACTATCATTCAATGACAATACAGATAGTCAAGCTACTATAGAGCCAATACAGTTATCAGATGCACACCAACAATACCAATTTCTTTCTACAGAATCACAAGAAAAGATATTAGTATCACATAGAATTGTATCACCTATGCTTTTAGGTGTAAAAAACAATACAGGATTAGGTAATAATGCAGATGAATTAGAGAAAGCATCTATACTTATGGATAATATGGTTATTAGACCTTATCAAAATTTAATGATAGATGCATTTGATAGAATTTTAGCTTACAATAACATTACATTAAAGCTATACTTTAAAACATTACAGCCTTTAGAATTTACTGATCTTACAAATGTTGCAGATAAAGAAACTAGAGAAGAAGAAACAGGACAAAAATTAAGCCTTAAAAAAGAGAAAAAGGTATATAGAACTGACAATCATCCAAGTAATGCAGTTGCAGATGATCTAATAGCTCTTGGAGAAGATGAAGATTTAGATCAATGGGATTTAATTAGTGCAGAAGAAGTAAATTATGACTTAGATGATAAGCAAAATGAGATGTTAAAACTAGCATCTACAGGTTCTGCTAAACCTGATTCTAAATCTGATCAAGATAAAGGTCTATTTAAAGTAAGATATAAGTATGCACCTGATATTGTAAGTCCTAATACTAGAGAGTTTTGTAGAAAAATGTTAGCAGCAGGTAAGATATATAGAAAAGAAGATATACTTGCTATGGATAAAAAAGCTGTTAATGCAGGATGGGGAGCTAATGGAGCTGATACATACAGTATTTGGTTTTACAAAGGGGGTGGATCTTGTCAGCATTTTTGGATGAGACAGGTATACTTTAGAAAAAGAAATGCACAAGGTGAGTTTTTACCTAGTGATGGCATTAGTAATGATGAGGTTGTAACTGTAAATGAAGCAAGAAGGCAAGGATTTACACCTGAAAAAAATGATAACAAGGTTGCTAAGAGACCTAGAGATATGAAAAATAGAGGATTCTTAAAACCTAAAAAATTTACAACACCTAGATAGTTATGGCAAAAGTATTATTTATAAGTAGAAATGATTTAGTTAAGAACACCATTATAGATGGTAATGTTCAAGCTGACAAACTGATGCATTTTATTGAAATTGCACAAACTATACACATACAAAACTATTTAGGAACAGATTTATACAACAAAATTAAAACTCTAATAGATACAGATACTATATCAGGTACAGTATATGAAACACTATTAGTAAATCATGTTCAGCCAATGTTAATCCATTTTGCTATGGTAGACTTTTTACCTTTTGCTGCATATCAGATTAAGAATGGTGGAATATTTAAGCATGTTTCTGAAAATGCAGAGACAGTAGAAAAGGCAGAAGTAGACTATTTAGTTGAAAAAGAAAGAACTTTAGCTGAATATTATACAAGAAGGTTTATACAATTTATGGATTTTAATCAAAGCAGTTATCCTGAATATACATCTAATACAAATGATGATATTTATCCTGATAGAGATGAGCCTACATTTCAAGGGTGGGTGCTATAAAACATTGATATGAAAATATATAAACCTAAGGAAAAAAACATTATAAAGTTAATGAGATATATAAATAACAAATTTAAAATAAATAAAAATGGCAAGTAGTTTAACAGGAATATCTATTGCATCAAGTTATGATTCACTACTAAAGGTTGGTGATAATGATGGATTATCAGCTAGTTTACAGGTGATTTCTGATGGTTTGGGAACAGAAACAGGGATTAGCCTTAACAATGCAGGAGATTTAACAGCAACAGGCACTATAACAGCTAATAGCTTTGTAGGTAGTCTTAGTGGTAATATCTCAGGAAACTCTACAGTATCAGGAACACTTACTTTTGGATCATTATCTGATGGAACAATAACAATAACAGATATAAAAGATGAGGATAACATGTCCTCTGATAGTGCAACAGCACTAGCAACACAACAATCAATTAAAGCATATGTAGATGCACAAGTAACAGCATCTGATTTAGACTTTCAAGGTGATTCAGGAGGTGTGCAAAGCATAGACCTAGATAGTGAAACATTTACTATTGCAGGTACAACTAATGAAATACAAACAGCATCAGCAGGTAATGCATTAACAGTATCACTTAATCCAAACATAAGTGGACTAACAAGTGTAGCTGCTACAACTTTTACAGGTGCATTAACAGGAAATGCATCTACTGCAACAGCTTTAGCTACAAGTAGAAATATTGCAGGTGTAGCATTTGATGGAACAGCAGACATTTCATTAACAACAGACAATATTACAGAGGGATCTAACTTGTATTACACAACTGCAAGATTTGATTCTGCTTTATCAGGCAAATCTACAACAGATCTTTCTGAGGGAACAAATTTATACTATACTAATGCAAGAGCAGATGCTAGAATTGCATTAAATACAGGTAGTAATTTAGATTTATCAAGTAAATCAACATCAGATTTAAGTGAAGGCAGTAATCTGTACTTTACTGATGAGAGAGTAGATGACAGAGTTAGTAATTTAATAACAGCAGGAACATCAATTAGTGCAACATATGATGATGCTGCAAATACATTGACTATTGCTAACACAGCACCTGACCAAACAGTAGCTGTAGTAGGATCTAATGGTGTTACAAATGGAGGATCATATCCAAATCTAACTGTTGCAGGGGTAGATGCCACTACAAGCAGTAAAGGGGTTGCCTCTTTCTCATCATCACATTTTAGTGTAGCTAGTGGAGCTGTAAGTATTGCAGCAGATTCTATAGATGATACACTAATAGACTTTGGAACAGGAGCAAATCAAGTAAATACAGATGACTTACCTGAGGGTAGCACAAACTTGTATCTAACTAATGAAAGAATTGATGATCAAGTAAACACATTAATGACAGCAGGTACTGGTATCTCACTTACATATGATGATGCAGCAGGTACTTTAACAGTTGCATCTACACAAAGTGGTATTGGATTAACTGATTTTAGTGTTACTGATTCAGGAGGAGATGGTTCATTAAGTTATAACAATTCTAATGGAGTGTTTACTTATACAGGACCTAGCCAATCAGAAGTACAGGCACACATTACAAAGTCATATGTAGATGGATTAGGTATTGCAGCTACAAGTGCTACTACAGCAGCAGGTTTAACTGGTACACCTAATATTAGTGTAGGTACAATATCAGCATCAGGTACAATTACTGGTAATGTAACAGGAGATCTTACAGGAGATGTAACTGGGGATGTAACAGGAAATGTTACTGGTAATGTTACAGGTAATGTAAGTGGTACATCAGGATCAACAACTGGAAATGCAGCAACAGCTACAGCACTTGAAACAGCAAGAAACATATCAGGAGTTTCATTTGATGGTACTGCTGATATAACATTAAACACATCAGCAATAACAGAAAATACAAATCTTTATTATACTGATGCAAGAGTACAAGCAGTTAGTATTAACAATGTTGTAGAAGATACTACTCCACAATTAGGTGGTAATTTAGATGGTCAATCATACAACTTTACTACAACAGGTAAGATTTTATATTCTAACATGTATGCAGCAGAAGCTGATTTACCTAGTGCATCAACTTATCATGGTATGTTTGCACATGTACATGCAACAGGTAAAGGATATTATGCACATGGAGGTAACTG